GAACCGCCAGCCGACCCCTTGTCAGTTCGCGGCGATGTCTGGCAGCTTGGAAGTCACCGCGTTATGTGTGGTGATAGCACCAGCGTTGACGACTTTGAAAAACTTATGGACGGGCAGAAGTCCGACATGATTTTTACCGACCCGCCCTATGGCATGAGTTACGGCGGTGGTCGCGCAGCCGGCAGCAGCCCTAAAGGCGCAAAAGTAAAGGCGCACGGCATGATTAAAAACGATGACTTGCAGGGCGATAGCCTTGTTCAGCTTGTCGCGGACGCTGTTTATAACAGCCTGTCTTTTACAAAGGAGGGTGCAGCCCTTTACTCCTGCCTAACATGGCGCACTTACTCCGAATTTGAGACGGCTCTTAACGAGATGGACAAAGAGGTTAAGGCTTGCATCGTATGGGATAAAAAATCTATCGGTCTAGGTCAGGCAAACTATCGACCCCAGCACGAGTTTATCTTTTACTGCGGCGGTCAGTGGTATGGCGACAAAAAGCAGTCGGACGTTTGGTATCTGTCGCGTGGCAACACCTCCGAGTATGTTCACCCGACCCAGAAGCCGGTCGAGCTTATAGAGATAGCGTTAGAGAACAGCAGCAAGGCCGGCGACATTGTAATTGATTGCTTTGGTGGCTCTGGCTCCACTCTTATAGCTTGCGAGAAACAAGCACGCGGCGCACGCCTTATGGAGTTAGATGAAAAATACTCCGATGCAATCGTGCTGCGCTGGCAGGACTTTACCGGCAAAGACGCTATCCACGCCGAGACCGGCAAGACCTATAACGAGATGAAGGCGGCAAAAGATGGCGGCAGCGAATAACACAGTCCCGCTTGCCACAGTTGCCAAGCTGCTTGACCTAACAGAGCGGCGCGTCAACCAGCTAGCGAAAGATGGCGTGCTGCCCAAGACGGCGCGTGGACGGTATGAACTAGTGCCGGTCGTGCGTGCCTATATCGCTTACCTGCGGCAGAAGGCTGTAAACAGCGATGTCGGCAAAGACGATTGGGGAACGCAGCGCACTCGTTTAACAAAGCTAAAAGCCGACATGGCTGAAATGGAGAAACGGCAGATGGAGGATAACCTTATCCCGGCGGACGATGTCTCTGACGCTTGGGAGGCTATGGTTTCCAACATGAAGGCCAAGATGCTATCGTTACCATCTAAGGTGGCCACCGCAGTTTTCGTTGCAGAAGATGTTAGCGAAGCAAAGCGGATTATTAAGGAGCAGGTGAATGAAGCCCTCGCAGAACTCGCGGCAATCGAAGTCAAAACGGCTAACCCTATCAGGTCGACCAGCACTGGGGACGATAGCGACCAAGACGCTAAAGCTACTCGACCCGCCGCCAGAGCTAAAGGTAAGTGATTGGGCGGACGGCTATCGTAAGCTGTCGCCTGAAGCTAGTGCCGAGGCCGGTCAGTGGGTAACTGAGCGTGCTGAATACCAGCGCGGCATCATGGACGCGTTATCGGACGAGCGTATCGACACGGTGGTCGTTATGTCATCGGCGCAGGTTGGTAAAACTGAAATTATTCTAAACATGATAGGATATCACGCTAGTTACGACCCGTGTCCAATTTTATGCGTGCAGCCGACCCTAGACCAAGCCGCGACATTTTCTAAAGACCGCATCGCGCCGATGTTTAGGGATACGCCTATTCTAAAAGATAAGGTGAAAGACCCACGCAGCCGCGACGCTAAAAATACGACCTACCACAAAGCCTTTGAGGGCGGCCACTTAACGCTTGTCGGCAGTAACGCCAGTTCTGGGCTAGCCAGCCGACCTATACGCCTGGTGCTGTTTGATGAGGTTGACCGCTATTCACAGACTGCGGAAGGCGACCCGATTGAACTGGCGAAAAAACGTGCGGCAACATTCTGGAATAGGAAATTTGTAATGGTCAGCACCCCGACCGTAAAAGGTCACTCGCGGATTGAAGCAGAGTTTGAAAAATCAGACAAACGGGAATATCATGTGCCATGTGCCGACTGTGGCCACTCTCAGGTTATGAAATGGTCTAATGTTCACTGGGAACAAGACCAGCCCGAAACAGCGCATTATATATGCGAGGAGTGCGGTTCGGCTTGGGATGATGCGGCTCGTTTCCGAGCAATACGCAGGGGACAATGGCTAGCCACCGAGCCATTGGTCGGAGTGGCGGGATTCCGACTTTCTGGTTTATGTTCGCCGTGGTCTAACCTCGAAGAAATGGTGCGCGAGTTTCTTAACGCTAAAAAGCTGCCAGAGACGCTGCGCGTTTTTGTGAACGTGACGCTGGGCGAAACGTGGGAAGAAGAAGGCGACGGCCTAGCCGATTTTGAAATAGCTACGCACCGGGAGGAGTATGGCGACAAGCTGCCGGAAGAGGTCGTGTGTTTGACGGCGGGGGCAGATTGCCAAGATGATAGGCTCGAGGTCGAGGTTCTTGGGCATGCCAAAGACTCTGAGACTTTCAGCGTGGCCTATCACATTTTATACGGCGACCCCGCCGGCGGTGACGTATGGGCGCAGCTAGACGAACTGCTAGAGCAGACTTACGAGACTTACGATGGGCGCGAGTTGAAAGTTATCTCGACTGCAGTTGACTCCGGCGGTCACCACACCCAAGCCGTTTATAAATACTGCAAGCCACGACTAGGCAAACGCGTGTTTGCTATTAAGGGTGTCGGCGGCGAGGCTAAACCTATGGTCGGACGGCCTAGCACAAACAACCATATTAAGTGCAAGCTATTCCCTGTTGGTGTTGATACAATTAAGGAGATGGTCTACGCGCACCTAAAAATTAAAGAGCAGGGTGCTGGATATTGTCACTTCCCATCTAGCTATCCTGATGAGTATTTTAAGCAGTTGACAGCTGAAAAGATTATCAAGAAATACCACAAAGGCTTTTACAAGCGCGAGTGGATTAAAACGCGTCCGAGGAACGAGGCACTCGATTGCCGCGTATATGCTTGGGCGGCCTTGTCTATTATCAATGTCAATGTTAATATCATGGCGCAGAGGTCTAAAAAGGCATCGGCAAATGGCGATAACGAAAGTGAATCGAAACCGCAACGCCGCAAGCGTTACCCGCAAAGGCAAGGCGGTTTTGTAAATGGATGGCGTTGATGGCACGCAAAAATAGTATTGCAGAACCACGCGTCACGCTAAAGGTTCGCAGACGGGGTCGCCACGCAAAGCGTGTAAAAGCGCGGGACAGAAAACAGACGTTCTATACGCAAGGGGCTTGCCGTGGCTAATTTATTTGATAGTGCAAACGCACCCGTCGGAGTCCCGACCGAGGTGGTGATTGGCGACTTCATCCAGTTTAAGATTACACAGTTCTCATCTGACTACGATAACGCGCTATTCACGATGCGCTTTGTCGCCCGTATCTCTACCGGCGGCAGCAGTGAAATCAAGGTTGACGCAACCGCACTCGAAGACGACTATCTTTTCACCATCGCCAGCGCAACCTCTGCGGCTTTTACGGTCGGGGAATATCACTATCAGCTAGAAATTGAGCGCAACAGCGACAACGAGCGCGTCGTTGTCGACCGTGGGCAAATAACCGTGTCAACTGATTTCGATGATAATGTTGACCCGCGCCACCATGCAGAAATTATGCTCGACAAGATTGAAAGTATTCTGGAGGGCAAGGCTGATAGCGATGTTTCAAGCTACAGCATCAATGGCCGCTCACTTTCTAAGTTCTCGCCAGATGAATTAGTGCAGTGGCGTGATTATTATAAACGCGAGGTGGGGTTAATTAAGCGCAAGGAAGCTATTAAGCACGGGCGCAAACCAAAATCCACCATTCTGGGAAGGTTCTAAACGATGGCACTTTTTGATTTTCTGCGCCCTAAAGACGAGCCGGCAACGCAACGCGAAAGACGCGGCATCCGCAAGTTGGTTCGCAACTATGCAGGCGCAAATCAAGGGCGGCTCTTTGCCGACTTTATCGCGTCCAGCTTTTCTGCTGACAGCGAGTTAAAAACAAACCTTCCCATCTTGCGTGACCGCAGTCGCGACCTTGCTAGGAATAATGAATACGCCAAACGATTTTTGAACCTAATAAAAACAAACGTGGTTGGCGAGAAGGGCTTCTCCATACAGGTTCGCGCCCGTAATAACGACCGCACCCTAGACGCTGCTGGCAACACTATAATCGAAAACGCTTTTGGTGCGTGGGGGCGTATGGGTAACTGCGAAGTGTCAGGCCGCATGTCTTGGCTTGATTGCCAGAGGTTTGTTGCAGAAGGAATGGCGCGAGACGGAGAGGTGTTTGTCAAAAAAATTCGAAACCGTAACTTTCGTGATGGGTTCACGCTGCAGTTCCTAGAGTCCGACCTCGTTGACCACAACAAAAACGGTCGCAATGAAAGTAATAACAACGAGATTCGCATGGGTGTTGAGTTGGACAGCTTCCACCGGCCTGTTGCTTATTATGTTTTGACCGACCACCCTAATGATGATTTCACAGGCAAGGTTAAACCGCGCAAGCACACACGTGTTCCCGCAGACCAAATCATTCATATATTTATGCCCAGCCGCACTTACCAAACACGCGGTGAGCCATTTATGGCTCCAGCCATCGCTAGCCTAAAGCACCTAGCCGCATGGCGAGAGGCCTCTGTAGTAGCAGCACGCGCCTCGGCGGCTAAGTTCGGAATCATCACAACACCGAGCGGCGACGAGTTTGTTGGCGACGATGAAACGCAAGACGGCGTTGATATTATTTCCTTCGAGCCGGCCTCTGTGGCACAGCTGCCTGCGGGTCATAACTTTGAGATGATTGACCCCAAGCACCCGACCAGCAACTTCTCAGAGTTTGAGACCGCTATGCTGCGCGGTATCGCCTCCGGGTTGAACGTCGCCTATACCGCCTTGTCCAATGACTTGACGGGTGTTTCATACTCCTCTATCCGTCAAGGTGCTATTGAGGAGCGCGACCATTATAAGATGCTGCAATCATTTCTGGTTCAGCATTTTTGTGAGCCTGTGTTCCGTGCTTGGCTTGATAGCGCGTTAGACTTTGGCAACGTGCCTATCCCGCTAAATAAATATGACAAGTTCGCTGACAATGCGATGTTCCGTGGTCGTGGTTTTGCTTGGGTTGACCCGATGAAAGAAATCAACGCAGCCGTCACCGCAATCAACAATGGCCTGATGAGTATGAACGATGTCGCAGCCAACTATGGTCGTGATGTTGAGGAACTATTTGCCCAAATCTCAAGCGACAAAGAGATGGCGGAGCGTTACGGCCTCAAGATGGCCTTTGAGCCATTCGGCATGAAGATGCCAGCCGAGCCTGATATAGACGGAGGCAATGACGATGGCGACGTATAAACCCACTGAGGGAATGAAAGAAGAAGCGCGTCGCGGTCTAGATTGGCGCAAGGAACATGGCCGTGGAGGAACTGCGGTTGGCGTGGCGCGTGCGCGTGATATCGTAAATGGCCGTGAGCTTTCCGAGCGCACTGTAAAAAGAATGTTTTCATTCTTCTCGCGTCACGAGGTCGACAAAAAAGGTCAAGGCTTTGACGTTGGTGAGGACGGGTATCCAAGTGCCGGAAGAATTGCGTGGG